AGGCGATTAACTTCCTCGAACTTGTCTTTAAGCACAAATCCCATGAGTCCTACTATCGCAGTAAGAACTACGTTCCATATAAGCATTTCCATTTAGCATTTCCATCGCTTTAATGAAGCAGCCTTACGTGTAGGGCGGCCTTTTTCATCTTTCATTGGTCCTGGCATACCAGACATCCGCGCACAGAATGACTTCTTACGAGCGCCACCTTCAGGCTGTGGAGCCTTTAGATTCGAGCCAGTAGCCGCATTATACTTAGCACGACCTTTGGCGGTAAGCCCAGCGCCCTTAGACGCAGGCAACTTTTCACCACGGCCAATCGCAAGAGAGACGCCTTTCTTTTTAGCCATAAAATGTTGTAACTGAAGCGTTAGCTGGAAGCACAATATACACACCGTCATTAAAACGAATACCTTCACCCGGTATTAGTGTAGAAATAACAGCCGTATTTAAAGTGATGTTTAGCGTTAAGCGTTCTGTTCCAGTAGCGGAATTAGCAGCCGTGTCCCAAAACTGAACTTCACCTGCAGTACCGCCAGGTGCTAGTTGATAGGCTTTTACACGAACAGGCCCAATAATAGCTTGCAGATTTGCATCCGCATGAACCATTTTTACGTCATATTGCATACCCATAATTAATCTCCAATAAGGTTAAACAGGGGGCAAGCCCCCTAGATTAATTAGACGTTTTCTTCGCCATCGTCAGCTACGAAATAAACAATGCTACCCGTAACCGCACCTGCGTTAGCACCAGCAGAACCTTGAGCAGAAGTAACAACAACTAAGTTAGTTGCGTTAGCAGCCAAACCTAAACGAGCGCCACCAGTTGCACTAGCAACGGTAAATACTGTACGAGCGGCTACGTTACCAGCGGCAACGAAACCTTGAGGAACGTTTGTTCCGAGGGTAGTTGTTTGTCCTGGACCAACGCCAATTAGTGGGGTAAACCCTATGTTAGCTGCGCAGTTACCGCCTGGGGCAACAGACACAATAACTTCAGTAACAACTGCACCAGCTGGAAGAATTAAAGCGGGGGCGTTAGTAGCCGAAGAAACGACTACGTTAGATGTAGCTGCAGTGTTTGCAATATAGAAAGGTGCTGCCATAACCATTGAGCCAGCTGCGGCTGTACGGGTTTGGTCGCCACCTGTTGAGCGCCATACGGCTGAGGTAGTTGCTAATGCCATGATAAATTGTCCTTGCATATAAGATTAGCTTATCAATCAATATGCTGTCTGCCGGGACAGTTTGATAAGCCGGTTTTCCCGGTTTATACGATATTACTACTTTTACTGAGAAATGCAAGTATTTTGGTAAAATAACTAGATGGGGGCGACTGGGCGCCCGGTAACAAGTACCCAGACCAAATTCGGGGGTTTGATGAAATGCGTAAAGTGGCTAGGGACTTTGTTATGCTTGACTGGCATTTGTTTGACAAGTTTCAACATTTACCCCGCCAATATTATCCTCGGTTTGATTGGTAGCGCCCTGTGGACTTGGGCAGGATGGGCACAAAAAGATACACCTTTGTTCTTAGTTGAGGCTGTGGCTGTGTTATTTTACGTAGCTGGGGTTATTGCACTTTTTTATTAGGGGTAAAAATGACTACGATTGTGGGCGACTGGAGGAGGAAAGTATTGGTTGCGGATAGCCAATTTTCCGATGACGATACCGGGATTAAGTATTTTGACGAAAAAGTTGTCTCAATTGATGGTGGTTGGTTAGGTGTTGCTGGCAATTGGTGCGATTGCGAAAAGGTAGTGGACTACCTAAACAAGAAAACCAAAACAAAACCCAAGCTAAAGTCCGACAGCTCATTTCTAAAATTAACCAAAGATGGGCTTTTCTATTGTGGGGATGACTTAGAATGGGAAAGAGCAAAGACATTTATGGCTATTGGCAGTGGGGCAATGGCGGCAGAAGTATGCCTACGGATGGAGTTATCCGCTGAAGAAGCAGTTAAGTGGGCATGCAACGTAGACCTAAAAAGCCACGAGCCAATTAAAACTTATGCCCTATAAAGACCCCGAGGTTCGCAAGGCCTACCACAAAACACAGAGCCGCAAGCACTATGAGAATAACCGAGCAGCGGTTATTAAAAAAACCCAAGACGTAAAAAAGGTATTTAAATCAGAGTGGCGTGCATTTAAATCCACACTTAAATGTACAAAATGCGGATTTGACCATATTGCGGCGTTGGATTTTCACCACACAGACCCCACACAGAAAGATGGTAATATTCATCGCCTTGTGTCAAACGGGCAATCCAAGAAAGTACGGGAAGAAATTAAAAAGTGCGTAGTTTTATGCGCTAACTGCCACCGTATTCATCACTACCAAGAAAAGCAAAGCCCCGCCTTTTGAGCGGGGCCTGCACCAAGAAGTCGAAACCGCTTGGGGGGGGGTGTTACTTAAGCACCTGCTGAACCATACATACCGAGTGGATCAGACCAGCCGAAGCTGTAACGCTCACGAGACTTGTAACGAACGTTACCAGTGTCGAAGTCACCATCCATGCTGTTGCTCAAAGGAGTACGAACAAAGTGCTTCATACCGTTTGGAACGTCAGTGGTGAGGAACCAAGCATTGGTGTCGGTCAAGAAGTGGTTAATTGTGTAACCTTCTGCGACAGAACCGTTGTTCTTGATAGCGTTGATGTCGTTGTCGTTTGTACCAACACGCAATTCAGTTTCGAGCAAACGGGTTGCAACGAACTGGAGTGCAGGAGGAACAACCAACTTCTTAGGTTTAGCAGCGATCAGCAGACCACGTTCGTCAGTCCAAGCAGCGATTTGAATTACAGCGGCTTCCAAAGAAGTCTCATTCAAGTCAGCAGCAGTAGATGGAACGTTGCTGTTGGTGCCACCAGATACCAGTGGGTGATTTGCGCTGAAGAGTGGAACGCCGTCGCCACCGTTGTAGCCAGTGGTGAAACCGTTGTTCAATACAGCAGCAGCTTTAACCTGCTTGGTGTACGCCATAGCACGAGCCAAACCTTTGGTGTAACGAGCGGATAACGAGTCATACAAGTTATCTTCGATAGCTTCTTCAGTTAAGCTGAAGCCCAAAGCGATTGTTTCGTGGTTGTAGCGAGCTGTCCATGCTTCTTGCGCATTGTCATAAGCGATGGCAGAGCCTTCGTTCTTAACAGGAGCAGCAGAGAAACCTGACAACTTTGTTTCTTCTTCAAAAGAACGCTCAGAGGTTTCTGTTTCGTAGATCTCTTTATGCTCTTCGCCGTAGCGAGCATATTCAAGACCAAACAATGCGTTCAGGCCGGGTAAAAGCTCTTTTAGGAGCTGTGCACGTGAAATAGCCATTTATAGCTCCTTATACGTAATCGTTGCCAGCAGCTAGCAAGATTTGTGGGTTATTTAACTTTACAATAACTTCTGTAAAGGCTGTTAGGCTTGTAGCTGTTTCTGGAACAACTGCAACTACACGAACTGGAAGAGCTGCAGCATTGCCAGTACCAGCGGTAGGAGCAATAACTGAAACTGCTGAATCACCAGTAGTAGCAGAACCTGTACCCTGACGGATTTGCAAGTTTGTACCAACGACAGATGCGTTAGCTGTAGTCACAGTAGTGTTACCAGAAAAAGTAATTGCTACTTTAAATGCTGCTGCTGCATCGTCAACAACATAGGCTATTGCAGAAGAAGCGGCAGCATTACCTGGGTAATATTGAGCTTGAACTGTTTGACCTTGGGTATTAACGTACTGAACGCCCATAAACACACCATAAGTTGCGTTATTTGCTTTATCAGTTGTGGAATCGGTTGTTACACCAGATTTTTTAATTGTGCCACCTGAGACTAAAACGATGTCACCGTTGTAGATTGCAGTGTTATAAGTACTAGCAATCGGTAATTGACGTGTTGCGCCAGCATATGGCATAAAGTCAATACGGTTAACAGGTTGTAAGCCGTAGGGAGCAGAAACGGTTGGATAAGCCATTTAAATCTCCTTGATTGGTTAAAATTAACTACCTTTGCCAAAGCTGCTTGTGGATTTTTTCTCCGAGAAGATAGGCATCCGTGGGTCGCTTTGACGCATTAAATTATTGTCTACAGCCTCTGACTGAGCATCGCTTTGTCTGGCGTAATAGTCATTACGCTGTTCTACGAATTCAGTTGGAGTTTTGCAAAGCAATAACCCGCCGATCTCAATATTGTCTTTAAAACGACTATTAGGATCAACTAGCAGTTGAAACTGTGGCTGCTCTTCAATCTTGACTGGCTCCCAACCTTCACGCAGTTTAGCGGAAAGATTACGAGGATCTGCTTGATTGTTAGTAGCAACACGGACCCAACGATAAGAAAAACCGGGCTGTTTATCTGGTTCAGGTAACAGCTCAGGCTGCTGCCACTGCTTGGGCCGCTCTGCCTGTACACGAGTTTCAATACTACGTGGTTTACGATTTTGTTCCATTATTGTGCTCCGTTCATTTGTTCAGCAACCTTTTTGGCGTATAGATCAAGGGGGACTCCCAACCGTTTGGCAATAGCTACTTGAGTTTTCGTCAACTTAATCTTGGATGGCGCTACACTGCGTGTCGCTGGTGCGACCACATTTGACGCCGGCTTAGCACGGCTTTGAGTTTCCTCTTCTGCCGGTTTTGTATCTTCTACTTCGCTCCCGGTATCGAAATACTCGGGGTATCTTTTGCGCATTGTAGCATCAATTCGCTTGAAGTAAGCATCGGAACCAATATAACTTTTTCCAAATTCTTTCTCTAGCTTCTTGTGCAACCCAAGGGCAGTAGCACTCATTTCATCGTCATCACCGTACCAAGGGTTTTCATCTAGCCACTCGGAGGTCTTCGGATCAAGTTGAGGCTGTTGCTCCTCTTTTGGTAACTGTACATCAATTTCTCTAGCTTGCAAGGGCTTTAGTGAATCAGCCTTGTCCATCTTTAGCGTTGCTTGTGAGATACGTTGCTGTGCATCGGCCAATAATTCACCATCACCAGCGTCATAAGCCTCTTTAAAAGCACGTTTAGCTGCTTCAAGTTCGTACTGAGCTGAGGTTTTACCTTGTTCAATATAGACTTTGCTGCCTTCTTCGAGTTGCTCTTGAAGTCGTTTGTTTTCCGCAATGATTGATTCGGCTAACTTAATAGCTTCTTCTTTCTCACGAACTGCAGCTTCTTTAGCACGGCGCTCATCGTGGTAGCCACGGGTGAACTTTTTGATGCGTTTCTGAACTTTGGCATCATATTGGCCTAGTTCATCTTCATCAACTTCTTCAGGGGGTTCGGCCGCTTTAAAGCCTCTGTCCTTTTCAGGGGTGTCGTCCTCGATCTCAATCTCGGGGGCTGCCGCTTCTGCTTCTACGGGTTTACCCTTAGGTTCTTCATCGGGGAACGTGTATTCTTCTAACTCTAGGTTATTTTCTGACATTTATAGCTCCTTAGGCACGTTTGATTCCACGGGGGTCTTGTACAACTGCCTCAACGACATCATCATTAATTAGTCTAAATTCACGACCATGAATGAGTAAGCGTGAGCCAGAGTTTGGTCTAACTAGGATAAAGTCACCCTGTTTACACCAAGGCCCATTAGGAAAACGGGTTTTGTCCGTGTAACACTCCGGACCAACTTTTACTACAAAAAGTACTGTGGTCAACACTTCTTCCACACGCATAGTGTCATCCGACTTAATAATTTCACTTCCGTCGAAATTCTTTTCTGCTTCTGGTATTGCACAGAGGATATGGTATCCAACTGGGTCAGGTAGTTGCCTACCCTTTTCTTCGGCTTCTTTGTCGAGTAAGGCAGACAAATCGACCGCTTTATTTAAATCAAGACTCATCAGAGTTCTCCAATCGTTGCACGAGATCTTTTGTTATTTGGATAGCTGACTCTAGACCTCGGATAGCGCCAACCACTTGACGGTACTCCTCCATATTGGCAGGGCGTCCCGTCGATAAAAACTGAGTGTGATTAGAAATCTGTTCTTTAAACTCGTTGATTAAATAATCAAGTTCTTTCACCTATTCCCCTCTTTCTTGGTGTTTTGCCTGTTTTCACGGGCTAGTGCCATCTGTTCTTTTGATTTGGCAATATCTACCCCGATCTTTGTGCCCTCTAGACTCTGTTTAGCGCTAAGCTCCGCTTTGTCTTTCTGGACTTTTGCTCCAACGTTCATACCAGCAATACGCTCTTGGGAACGAATTCGCTCTTGCTCAATCTCAATCTGGTCTGCTTTAGCTGCTGCGTCTGCAACCAGCTTGCGTTCCTTAATATCAATATCTTTAGCTTTGAGCTGCAATTCCTGTTGCTGCAACTGGATAAGTGGGTCTTGTGCTTGCTGCTGGGCGGCTTGTTGAGCAGCCTGTTGTTGGTTCTGGCCAAGCAGTTGTTGAGAAGCCTGCGCTGCCAACTGAGCAACACGGCCTGCAACTTCTGGTGACATCAGCGGTGGATCTTCGCCTTCTGCTACTACAGGCAACGGCATACCCATAGCTTGTTCTACCTGACGGCGATACTCGAACCCAACGTGCTCATTGATGTGCGCCAACATAGAAGCCTGAAGTGCCTGTGCCATCTGTGGGTTTTGGCCCAAAATAGACTGGATCTTCGGATCCTGCATAGCTGACATGTGCACTGCAATATGAGCAGCGTGATTCTGCTCGATGAACGCCTTGACCGGTTTGTTCTTCAAAACGTTCTGATTCTCCGTCACAGGGTCAACTGGCTTCATGTCTTCTTCCATAGGAATTAACTTGGTAGCATTTTTGACGCCTAGGACCTCCACCATTTGACGATGGAGGAGCGGGAGGTTGTAGAGCTGCGGGGCAGTTTGAGCCAACTGAAGTACCGCTTGGTACTGAACAATCTTCTGCGCCATTGTTGCTGCATTTGGATCACTGACCGGAATAACGTCAACTGCATCGTAGTCGCTTTTCTTCGCCCAACGTGAACCTTCTTCCGGCTCATAGGTGTACTCCTCAGGTGTGTAGTCAGCAATAATGTTCTTGAGTAACTTAAACTCAGACTTCATCGCATAGTGGATGCGGGCCTGAACTGCGGACATTACCTTGAGTGTGCGCTCCAAGATTGCCAAGGTTGTACCAACAGGGGCGTTAGCCGACATGTCAGAAATCTTAGTATCCCCGGCGGTTGCAAACGCACGGCCTTCAGCAATAATCTGACCTAGTAACTGGAACAGGGTTTGGCTTGGCTCTTTGTATGGGAGGGGTAGAATATTGTCCTTGATAGAACCAGACGGTACATCGACGTCTCTAAACTCTCCTGGTGCGATTGGGGTGTCGTCGCCTTTGACTCGTAAGCCCCGTGACTTGAGTCCTCCGGGAAGATTAGCCAAAGTACCAGCATCAACAAGCTGGCGAATAATACTAGTCGCACTACGTGCGTAACCGCCGATGAGGTGAATGAGACCATAGCCGTAGAACCCAAATCCTGGAATGTATTGGTAATGAACAAAGTGATTGCGCTTTAACTTGAGGGTGTCATCCTCATACCAGTTACGACGGATCGAGAGAATTGTGCTTGTGCCCTTCTCAATAGTGACTACATATGGCAGTGCAATATCATCTTCGTCTTCAAAGCCAGGCATCTGGTAGTTGATGTGCATCTCAAGAATACGATAGCGGTCATCCGTTGAGGCGGTGTAGCCACTCTCTTCAGCTTTGCGCTTCTCAATATCATCAAGAACTAGTACGGGGTCGCCTAGGTCGACATCACGGTAGAACCCAGCAGCTTGGAGCTTTTTAATCTCGTTCTTGGTCTTCCGCATCACGTGGGTTACACGATCTGCGGTTTCCAAGTTAGCTGCGCCGTAAGGGACAATCATGTCTTCGGCCGGGATAAACATAGCTACTTGACGACCCAACGATGGATCGTAGTAGACTTTTTTAAACGCTGAGCCTGCCAGTGGCAACGCCCATAATAACTTCTCATGCTCAGGGCGATACTCGGTCATGGTATCTGTGAGCTTATAGTTCATGTCCTGTTCAACACGCAAAGCCGAGTTTTTCTTCTCCGGTGTTTCTTTACCGATAATTTGAGTACGTACGGGACCTGCTGCGGGGAAGGTCTCCATAATAGCTTCGGACTGGAAGCGAACTACGGACTCAGTCAACATGGGGTGGAACACACCACAGGCGCCAGCCCACGGCTCAATACGCTCTTCCATCTTAAGACCAAGCAGTTTTAAGCCATCAACGTATGTGTCAACCCAGTCTTTGCGGGCACCAATATCTGCATCGAACAACCCAATTAAATCACTAGCTAATTCTTGGAGGTCGCCCTCAGCCATGTCTTCCGCTAAGTTTTCATCGAACTTATTATCTTCTTCTTTGTTTTCAATCTCAAGAATTGGCATACCATCAATGCCGATGCGAACCGCTTCCGGATCCTCAATCTCGATTTCTAATTCGGGGCCTTCCATTAACTCCGCCTCTTCATCAATGGATGTTGGCGCTGCGTATAAACCTTTTTCAATTGCCATAATTCACCTATACGTTGTAGTACCCGGCATTCCTGCCAGATTTAAAATACTTAATATCTTCCGGCTCGTCACTTGGTAACCGTAAGAACCCACCCTGTCTGAACCGCATTAAAGCCAAAGTCATCGAGTCAGTTAAGTCGTCATGCTCACCCGCTGGAAACGCAGCTACCTCATCAACTAGTTCTTCCGCCCAACGAGTAGCCGGTGCCCATACTTTACCACTTGCGAACATGTCTGCGACACTATTTAGTCTAGATATTTTATCCTGCCCCTTACCTGGACTGTACTCGGCTACTGGAATACCCATTCTACGCAGTTCCTGAATCAGTGGGGCACCAGCCGCTTTTTTCTCAATGAGGAAAGCATCCGGTTCGTAGTCCATGTAGTGTTCGTACGCTTTTGCCTTGAGTTCCGGGAACTCCAGCCGCTCTTTAAATGCCGATAAAAGTATGATGTTAGGGAGATTGTTATCCTCCTCGTCGTAGAAGACGCCCCAAGTTGTACATGCAGAGTAGTCGTTAACCGTCTTTTTCTCGTGCGCCGTATCCCATGCCTGGATCGTAAATTCACAGTGCGGCGGATCTTCATGATCCCATATCTTCCACCATTCCCGTTTAATAATCGCAGAGCTATCTGACGTTGGCTGCTGCATATACTGCGCCATCCACTTGCTGTTAGGCAATTCTGTGTGTAGCGCCTCTAGTTCTTTCTTGCTCCAAAACTCGGGCCAGAGCGGGTTGCCACTGGGCAAAATCGCTGGAAACTCAATCACTTTCCACTCGTCCCCACCCCGTTTAGCCGCCGACTTCATTACCTGGGCAGTCAAGTCCTTTAGCGACCACCGGGTCATCACTATAACAATCGCACCCCCCGGCTGGAGACGCTGACGAGGACCTGAGGTATACCACTCATAGGTTTTGTCGTAAATCTCTGGGTTGAACGCAGCCAACGCCGCCTCTTGTTCGGAGTGCGGATCGTCAATTATAAGAATATCAGCGCCTTTACCAGTAACAGCACCACCGACACCAATAGCGAAATAGTCACCGCCAAAATTAGTATTCCAACGGCCTGCTGCTTTAGAGTCTGACTGTAGCTCGATGGCGGGAAACATTCTTTTATACGCATCAGAATCGACCAAGTTCCTGACTTTACGGCCGAAACCCACTGCAAGCTCCGCTGTGTGAGACGTTTGAATAACTTTTTTGTTTGGGTACTTACCCAGAAACCAGGCGGGTAATAAATAAGATGCAAACTCCGATTTCGTATGGCGAGGAGGCATGTTGATAATAAGCCTCTTACATTTACCACTAGCAACGTCTTCAAACGCTCTAGCCATTTTTTCATGATGCCTCCCGTGAATAAAATCGGGCCAAACCTGGCCCACAAATGCCATAAAATCCTTCTGGCACAGCTCTCTTTCCTCCCGAACGTCTAATTCGTCCAGGATTTCTAGTATTTCTGACGCCTCTTCCTTAGGCAACGAGTCCAAAAACGCTTTTCGCTCCGCTTTTGGCAGTGTTTTGAACGTGTCGAGGACTTCAGTCATCGAAATCCACGTCCTTTGTTACCTTATCTAGCTTGACTACACCTAATTCTTCATCCAAATCAATGACAACGGGCTTTTTCTTCTTTTTTTCTTCCGCTTTTACCTCTTCCACGTCGCCCATATAGCGGCTTAGCTTCTTAGCTAGCTCTTCTCTTAGCTCATCTGTGGATTTTGAGTTGACTGAAATCTCTAGTTTGTCCGCAAACATACCTAACTGGCTTAATCGGCCTAGACTTTCTAGTGCACGCAGTCTGTCACCGGCCTTTTCGCCTAGCGCTGTGGGGTCTGACTCTTCTATAAGACGTGTTGTGACGTATGCCCTGAGTTTTACTGTGTCTTCAATGACATCATTTTGATATTTATCAACTAACCCCTTGAGCCATTTTGCAGTTTCTACATTAAATGGGCGCCTTTTGGCGTCGGGGCTACCTGAAAATTGTTTAACTGCTTCCCGTGCTCCACGTTCTACTTGCTTACGGTAAATACTTGGGTCTGGATTCCAGCCGTTGGCTTCGAGAAACTCTGCGGTATTGAACGCAGCTTGAGTGCGAGCGAGTAAATCCGAGATCTCTTCGGGTTCGAAGTTAGTCGGAATAGGGAACAGCTTTTCTGGTGTTGCAATAATTGTCATAAGAGGAAAGTTTGGCACTCCTAGTTGACGCAAGTGTAACACGAATTTTTTGGTGTGGGGGTTGCTCGGTATGCGAAGCCGGAAAGAAATGTGCTTCCCCCACGAATGTATCTTACTTCGTTTCTTGGAATTGCTTGAGGCTTGTAACAATTGCATTAATCCAGAACCGCTGGATCTTCTTTACTTGGGCTTCAAATTCTTGGAGCTGCTTTTCAAAATCAAACATGGTACTTCCTTTCTTAGTTTATGTTGCAATGCAGCAATTGTAGCATGAAAATTTTATATACCCCCCGGGGGTATTGAATTTGAAAAAGAGGGTGGGGGGTCCGCTGAGAAATTTGTAATCGACTGTGCATATCTCAG